AGATGCACTGCCAAGTGCACCTCCCTACGGCACAGTCACACGCAGCAAAGCCACGAGCGAAAGTACCGTGAGGTGATTTGCTCCGATCGAGAAGATCGGAGCTAGTCTCCCCCGGCGGGTTGCCCCGCACAGCCCCTTAGTAGGGGCTGCCGTACCTCAGCTTGATGTCGACGGCCTGAGGACGTCCAGAACGTTCCAAATGGTCTCTGTCGGCGAATGGCAAATCGCCGCGCTTAAGAAACCACTTGAGCAAGGCGCCAGGGCCATCCAGAAGATCTCTGGGTGGCCTACCCTTAACGACATAGCCCCTAACCAAAGGACTATGAAGATGAGGATCAAGTTTCTCCGCTTGATATGGGAGAAACGAGTGACGGCCGAGCAGTGGGCTAGTAGGATGAATAACTGGATAGAATCGCAAGATTCGCTCCAGAAGCTCATCCAAATAGCGAGCCGTTGCCCAGTAACCACTAAAGTACATGTGATTACGGAAAGCAACAGTCGCCTCTAGCTCACTTACGTCCTTCCGTTGTGTAGGAAGCAACTGACGGACCTTGACAATACTAACGTCATGGCCCGAGTAGTACTCCTTACCGCAAGACTCTCTGAACTTTCCAGTCCAGAATGACTTGCTACGGTTGACTCGAAACCCAAAAGCTTCGAGCTGCCCGACAACGGAACGCACCGTATCGACGGGGACGATAATATCGTCTCCGAAGATGCGCACCTTCCCAACGAGGTCATGTAGATCACGTCGGGAGAGCGGACGGTTGAGGTTCTCTTCAATCCCCAAGAGGACGATGGTTAGGAACACCATCGCCTCGATAGGAAAGCAGAGAGCCGATCCCATAGATGCGAACTTGGCAAGGCGTTGAACGCCAAAACCAGGTACATCAGCCTTCCTTGAGCGACAAGCTTGCAACGCCTCTGTTGAGAGGCGGTGTTCGCGGGTCAACTCAAGAACCAGCTGATTCGAGACACGATCGGAAGCTTCACTCAAATCGAGTGTTGCAAGGTTGCCCGTAAGGGAACCTTTCTGAGCCAGAATCTGGTTAGGACTCTGGTCCATGAAACCGATAAAGGATCGAAGAAGAAAGTCATCTTCGACCTCTTCGTAAATCGCTTCGCGAACACCCTGCTGTGCGTATTGCATAGCAGTAGGCTCGATGGCGATAATACGAGGTGTCTTGAGCGTCTTAGGCACAGTGATAACCCTAGCGGGTATCTCCATGCCAGGATCCAGGAACTCAATGCGATCCAGATCCTCGGAAAACCGAGGGCCAGGAACAAGGTAATCCCATGAGGGGAACACCCTGTCGAGTCGCTTAGGCCAAGTGCTTTGGTAGAACTTACCGTTTCCGGTAAGCTTATCTGCCGTTGCGCCGGGTCCATGTTTTGGGACGAGTTCTCCAGCAAAGATCTTGCGATCTAGCCTTAGGAACAATTCCCTGTAAAGCATGGACGAGAGACGGGAGAAATCCCTCTTCATTGAAGAGGTAATGCTCTTGTCGCTCACCCTGAGTTCCTGCTCACATTGGATGTATCCTCGCAGCGCGGACTTCACTCTTTTGGGAGTGCAATCCAGCTCGATCTTAGCATTCATCAGAGAAATCTGACGGATGCATTGGATCGAGTCGATGCTTGGATCATCCAACAACCGACCACATTGTCGATCGAACACGAGATCGAGGAAACCTCCGAATAAACGGGGGAGACCACCTGTAAAGGCAAAGCCTTGAAACAGGTCGCGATCCACATAGCCGCGGTCAAGACTTCTTTCGAAGTCCTTTCCGAAGTTAGAGAGGGAAATCGTCAAAAACGAGATCCCCTCACGTTCGATACGACGTTCAACGACAGCGATATCCCGTTCCACCTCGCGGTGGAACAGTTTCTCGCAACCGTTGAAGGTGGCGCTGATGCAACATCTGGTGGCACACTCTCGTGTTACCACCTTCCAGAGCAATGTCAGGCTTTTCAAAGCCCCTCCTTAAATAGAGGTGGTCTTTCCCTAGCCTAAGACATTCAGGCCCGAAGGCCTCATTCCAAGAATCGCCTCCTCTACGACTCACCACCAAGAAGCTTGGTGAGGATCGCGTTGGAAGCGGCGCCATAGAGACCGGAGAATCCGGTATAGATGGCGAGCATCTCCGCAGTCGTGTAGCCCGCGACAGGCACATCGAAAACCATGTAGTTACTCATGGAGACCTTTGTGTTCTGCGTAGGGATAAACGGATCTGCGGTGAGCTTGGAATGGTCCACTCGGATCACGTGTCGCGTGCGACGCTGGTAAGCGTTGCGCGCTGTGAGCCGAATCAAGCCGTCAGCGGAAGTATAGTCGGACCCATCCTTGAACGTAGAAGTTCGCGGAAGGGACGTCGTAGTCCCGCTGATGGTAATTGAGAGTGGATCGGTGAATGCCATAAGGCAGCTCCTCCGGACTTAGTCCGGTTGTTGGTGTTATTGCAGTACGTCCTAACTACAGCCATCTAAAGATACTGAGGGCTGCAGCGATCGACAGTTGGAACGGCGACATGCCGTTCCAGGTAATGCCGAACCCAAATGGGTTAGCTCGCCGCCTTAGTTTCCTTTCGGTTACTAAGGTCAACGGCGGAACGTAAACGTCTCCCCCAAGAGGGGAGCCGAAACGTCCCATGTACCGGTACGTGTCACGGACATAGGTATGTTCCATGATGTACCCGTACTTCATCACCAGGCCCTGGTTCCCAAAGGCAGCCATGTTCTTTAGAACATCGCCAACGTTGGCAAACCAGTCTACGGCCCACGACCAAGGAGCAACGTTCCAGAGTACTTCTGGGGTGATATCCAGGTTTAGCTGATTAGCTAAAGCGCCTAGTCTACTGACCTCGTTACGGGCATAATAGTCCGTTGGGAGGGTGTAGGTGAAGGCACCTGAAAACCACTGCCGCTTATAGGTTTCCCTAGTGCGGCGAACGTCGGCCCTATACATAGAGGTTAGCCGTGGTCCAAGGAAATATGGATAATTTCCAGAGGACACTAAGCTCTCCGTAAATGTATGTTCAACAGGAAACGAATAACCTCGCCTAACCACCCGGCCAGCGTCTCTCTCATACTGAGAGATAAGCTGGTCGGCATTCGACACGGTGTTAGTAAAATCACTAACATCGCGAAGAAGCGGTTGTACTCCAAATGCATAGTTCAGGTATTCACCTGACAATGAGCTGTTTACACGGCTCTTCAGCAAATTGAGTACAGGGAGATGCGGCAAACCGTCCTTGACAAGTTCAAGTAGGGCTGTTGCACCTTCAGCGGGTTTATTCGTAGGACTACAGCGAGAAATCGCAGTGGCTCCCAAAGCATTCAAAGTAGCATCGCTACTATTGATGAATGGAGGCCAGAGCGAATCGCTGATAGACTGGGGCGGAGTTACTGGATACAGCGGGCTTTTGTATGCCCAGTACTGTGGTCCAGTGACATTCTGACCGGCTACGAAGTCCTCTGCAGGATGCAGAGAACTAACGTATTGACGCCGGGTAGAAAAGTCACCACCCAAGTCATTTAATCCAACTCTGCGATATTTTGCAGCGTTGAACAAATGTCCTTCAGACGTTGTCGTCTGATAACCAGGAAACGGGGATATGGTACCCTTTGTTTTGGGACCAGCCCTCGCAGCGCCCGGATTGAGAGCGGAAACCGTGGAGTATGAAACCTCCATCGGACCACCCACTCCGTATACGCGGGACTTCGTAGTCGGAAGAGGAATCCCTGCATCCATCCTATGGATGTTTGCATAGATCTCTTCCTTCTCGTCGAACGTTTGAACATCTTCGTTCGAAATAAGTCCCTCCTGTCCTGATGAAATGGTCATCATTTGGTAGGTTCGAGACCCGGTTAGGGTCTCAGGTGTTGCACTGCGCTGGCTGGGCTCACCTCTGAG